TTTTTGTTTTGACACTCTTTTAGAAACTACTGCACGTTGGCACAGGCTTCAAATGGTTTGTGGTCCCTCACTGACCAGGTGGGGACCCAAGCTCACACGAAGTCCGCGGCCAGCAGTTCAACTAAAGGAGAGTCGGCGTCGTCACAAGAAGTATCAAGAACGATGGATTCAAAAAGAGTGATGAACTCATCGACAGTACAACCGTAACGATACCATACAAACTCCAAGAGGTCACACCTCTCGATGATAAAATCACTATCGACAGTGAGTTTATCCTTGACGTTGCGAAGCGTCAGTCCCGCTTGTTTAGCGTTCCAACTCATTGCTGAGTCGAGGAAGCGGAACCTATGCTTCTCTTCTTCCACCAAAGGAGCGTGGTGGTTGAAGCGATCGAGAAATATGTCCCTCAAGGAAGGGCAGAATCGAAATTCGTACGCATAGCCTATTGACTTGGCAGCGAAATAGGCGTTGTCCGTGACAGCGTCGTTTCTGTTAGCACGGGTGTTAAACCGCCCTAACGCTTTACCTGGCAAAGGCATCACAGAATGATGGCCCTTGTCAGTGGGAACGAACACTTTGGACAAAAAGGTGCAATCCAACAGATGCGAATGTCGTGAAACCTTTGCATCCATTCTTGCATCCTCAGCCATTTTCGCATACCTTTTAGCGGCCATGCGTTTCAAACCACTGCAGCGTAAAACGATGTCATCACCCAGTATGATAGCCCTGGATGATTTCACCTTTTCACGCAACAGAAAAGAAGTTGCTATACACCAGTTCCAGAAACAATTCCTGAAAGTCGTGTCGCAAGCGCCAGTTGCCAACTGAAAGTCAAGGTCCGCAGAGAACCCGTGACGATAGTTGCCTACCGAGTAGGAATTGCTCCGCTGCTCCAAGCGTATGAACCACTCAGGGCAGCCGAGACGGCGCATCAACATGATCTCCAAGCGCTTGACATCTTGACATTGTTTCTTGTCATTAGCGCTGAAATCAGACTCCAGATAGTCCCCAGAACCGGCTTCAATGAAAGGCACATATTGTTCGGGTGTGCGCCCATAGGAGAACCTGACCTTGTGGTCACTAACCTCAGAAAGGTGCTCCGCTGCGGCATCAAGACGATGCATCAATTCCCAGTACATAGGACCGGCAATCACGTTATACAAGTCGGTGCCCTTGTATATTACGCGCGGAGCCCAATTGGGCTTGTGAGTCACAAGTAGTGCCTCAACCTTAACCATGAGATCCTTACCCGAGTATTGTTTGAGGGTAAGGGGGGAGAGATCTCTCAGAGCAGCTTCCATGCGAGCCTGCTTCTCAGAGCCGAACCGAGCGATCCAGCGCCCGAAAAGATCCTCACCATACTCAAAGCCAGGGAGTGGCACAGGGGCTATGT